CAGCAAATCTGTCAATAACGTTTGACACCGAGTTATTAAGTTGATTTGGTTTTTTTTCTTCCATTTATTATAATATTAGATTATATAATAAATGAAAATATTAGAATTGATAAATAGTCCTAAACCTACGAAGCGATTTAGAATAACGATGATGATTGATGGTAAGATGAAACATTACGATTTTGGAAGTCCAGAGGCACATACCTTTATAGATGGAGCAGATTTTTTAACAAGAGAAAATTATAGAAAAAGACATTTAGCAAACTCAAAAGAGAGAGAACGAATTACAAATCTTATTCCAAGTCCTGCCCTGTTCTCGTATAAACTACTTTGGGGAGATACTCCAGATTTATTCCAAAACTTAATCAAACTAAATACCGAACTTGCGGATATTTAGCAAAATTATAATATTTAGATTATATAATGGACAAGGAACGACAAAAAAAGACAGAAAAAATAATTAATAAGGTTGCTTCATTTTTAAAACGAGAAGATTATTTCCCATTTTTAGAAGCATATTACGAGAGCATTGGTAGGACAACTCCGCCAAATTATAGAGAATATTCGCTACAAGAATTAAAAAAATGTTTTCAATTATTTAAAATTAATTTAGTTAGAGAAAAATAATAAAAGAATATATAAATGGAAAATAAATCCTTAATCGGCAATCACTATTGGGTTATCAACGGATATGGGGGAGAACCAGATTTAGAAGAACAGATTTTAGTAGCAGAACAGGAAATACAAGATTATAAAAATAAGCAAGAATTCGCCAAATCATCTTGGGATAATGAATGCTGGGAAAATCAAGAGAAGCTATACGAATTTTATTTATATAAAAATATGGAATTTTACTGGACTACAACCCTTGAGAAATTAAAGGAATTAATTAAAAATACAAAAAAAAACGAAGACATTTTGAACGACTTGATTAGCAAAGATATTTTAATTAAATAAAAAAAGGTGATTATTATTTACATTTTACAGCAAGGGCAAGATTTTTTAGTTTGTTGTGGCTTTTTTAGTTTGTCGTGGCTTTTTTACTTTTTTATTTGGAATAATTATAAATTCTTCTTCTTCTTCTTCTTCAGCAATTATAACCGCTTCAGCAATTACAATTTCTTTTTCAGCAATTATAACCGCTTCAGCAATTACAATTTCTTTTTCAGCAATTATAATCGGTTCTACACAAGTGACTACTCCTCGTGGTATAAACAATAGCCCCAAGTTATAAACTCCGTTGAATGGTTTTATATCAAGTAGTTTTGATAAGTTAAGACTGAAACGCTCTCTTGTAACACGGAAGTTTCCCTCGTAACAAACTGGTTTATCTCCCATTGTCTTAACTGCTCCTAAATAAGTTTTGTTCTCTGTAAAATGTGCGAGAGATTTATATCCTTTTTTGTTAGTATATTCCTCAATAATGCTATAAATCCCAAACACCGAACTATTTAATTTGTTCCAAGTTTGAGATGGTGATGACAATATATAATCCCAAATCATTTCAGTTAATTCGTCTGTTAAACCTGTTACAAATGCTAATTTCCAAGCATTAACCAAATGCCTTTGGTTAAAATTACCAGCATTTTCTTCCCACTGCTTCAACCCAACTTGTCTTGATACTTGGGTTTTCAGTCCAATAATAGTTTGGTCGGTATTCATTTTGATAGTTTAACTTGCTTTTGTGTATATTGGTAATAACTTTTCTAACCAGAAAAAGTAAATCAATTTTTTTTTTTTTGAGTATTTTTTCTTTCTAACTAAAAATTTTATTAAAATAAAAAAAAATTAAATAAAAAATTAAAAAAAAAATTTTATTAAAATAAAAAAAAATTAAATAAAAAATTAAAAAAAAAATTGAATTAGAAAATTAAATTATTATAATTAGACAATAATAATCTTACAAACAAAACTTACTAATAATATGATGACGAATGACGAACAATATGATAGGACAAAATGGGGAATGTTCTACAATGGATACAAAGAGGTAGGACAATTACAATTACAAAAAAAATTAGAAAAATTCAAAAATGAAATGACTGAAATGGTAAAGATGAATAAATGTGAGAAGATGAAACACACGCAACATTTATTTTACCAAACAGAATGGGACGAAAAAACAGAAATGTTTAAAACTCCTGACATTCTACTAAAGCATACCAATCACAGACACAATAATATTAAATGGAATAGTGATTATACCGAATATAAGAACAACACAACAAAAGTATTTAATTGTTATTTTAAGCGATGTGAATTAGAGTATGATGAGGTGAAAAAGTTCTACGAACAGCGAAAATTGGAGCTGGAAATAGTCCAGAAGGATCAACACAAGGAGCGAGCAAATGATAAAATAAAATGTCCCTTTTGTCAAGCGGATTTTTCAAGAACCAATCTATCAAGGCACAAGAGGACTAATAAGAGGTGTCTTCTAATCCAGCAAAATTGAATGAACTTTAAATAATTTTTTTCTGTTTGGGTTTTCCAAAAGTGTTCCCTAAAATGTGTATGCTTCTTCATTCGTCATTAAAGCCAGTATCAATAATATATTTTCTTTAGGTATATTATAAATGTCTTGGAAATCTCAACAAGGTTTTACTTTAGGATTTTTTTTAAATGAAGTAACTCAAGAGGTGCTAAATATTCCATCAGGACAGAATACATTTCTTTATACATCTCCACCGTTGCCTGTAGGTGTTTGGTTAGTGATTATTAATGATGTGTCATTAACTGGAGATTTAACACAATCAGTTTTAACGGCTTTTGTAGGGATTGATGCTGTTGCTGCTTGCGGGTCTCTAACTGATGTAAATACGTTCCCAAGTTTGATTTTTTGTGTAAGCAGCAACGGAGCATCGGTAGTTAGTGTTGATGTAGATTGCGATACGAGTGCTGGAACTTGGGACGTAAGTTCTGGGAAACTACAACTCGTAAAATTAACAAATATTTAATTAAACTTTTAAAATAATTTTTCTATTTATAATATTTTATAATTATATATTATAAATGGCGACGAAATCAACATATGGTTACAAAGGATTACCGATACCAGTCGGTTCAGTCTTATATCACGGCTCAATACAACTCCCATTTTCTTTTTTAGTATGTGACGGTTCGTCTTTGTTAAAAAGTGAATATTCTAATTTATTCTCTGTTTTAGGAGATGGGTTCGGTTCTGTAGATGCCGAACATTTTAATTTACCAGATTTAATTACTTATCAGTATCTACAAGGGAGTAACGCTTACAATCCAGTCCCAAATCAAAGCATCATTTCATTTCCACCATCTCTTGTTTTAGGATCAACGATTCCCAGTTTATCTCAAGCGAATTTCGCTTATCAATCTTGGAACTTAACAGCCAACATTAATGGAGGCACGTGGTTTAACAACGGGTCGACTACTAGTGCCGTTCAATTAACATCAACAGATGGAATTAAAGCAAACTCAAGTGATGTAAGCAGCTATTCAGGTCAGGTTACAGGTGGGACAATTGAATATACAAATGGGGCTCAAGAGACCATTGACCCAATTCAAACGGCAGGAGAAATTGAACCAGCTTTTTTGTCTTTTCTGCCAATTATAAAAGCGTTTGCTGGGTTTATTCCACCATACTACGAAAATTTACCTGTCGCTGTAGGTAACCCATTTATTGTAACCCCAGCCTCAACTACCTTTTACCCTCCCAATCCTGAAAGTATTTATCTTTTAGACCCAGCATTAAGTGGATTTATTTTTTAATTATAATATCTATATTTAATATAATAATGTCAGTAAAAAGCACACAAGGTTTTAATGATTTCCCAGTGCCTATAGGTTCAGTAATTGCCTACGCTGGAAGTGTAGATGCTGTTAGAATGCCGATGAATTATTTAGTCTGTGATGGAACAAGTTTTTTTGAAGTAGATTATCCTGAACTATTTAGTGTAATTGGAACAACTTTCGGTTCTTCTGGAGTTGGAGAATTTAACGTGCCTGATTTAGTCGGCTTTGTTCCAAAATTTGATAATGTAGTAGGTCAATCTCAACCAACTCCAACGAGTTCAGGAGTTGTATTCGCCAATATTTCTTTAACAGAACAAGAATTACCAAGTATAACTGGAATGGCTATTGGAGCAGATATTAATGGTAGCTTTCAAACAGGTAGTTCAACGACCTCAAAAGCAAAAATAGATGGAGATGCTCTTGGAAATAATAAAGTAATGACATCTTGGAGCACTACATCAACTGTAGATATGACAAGTAATTCAGCACCAGAATATATTTATTCAAACGGAACTGGAGTAGTTGCTCCAATTAATTTTGCTCTTGTTGATGTAAATACATTCGTAATTAAGAGTGTAGAAATGGTGTTTATAATAAAAACAAAAAATTTATTTTTCTAAAAATTAAATAATATAGATGTATATTATAAATGGCAACAAAGTCAGGATTAAACTATAACAATTATAATTTACCAGTTGGAGCAGTTATTAACTTCTTTGGAAAGGTAGTTCCATCAGGTTTTTTAGTGTGTAATGGTTCAACATACACTATAGCGGAATACCCTGAATTATTTAGGATTTTAGATGGGGTTGGATACGGTCAAACAGTGAATGATTTTGATTTACCGAATTTAGTAGATTATTTTTTATCAGGAACGAATGTAAATGCTAACACGAGTAATGCTGGTAGTTCTGGAACACTTGGTGTGGAATTTAGTTTAACAGAGCCAAACATTCCACCATTCACAACTAACTCTCAAAATGCTATTACATTTAACTGTCAAACTACGGCACACCCAATTATCACAACCAATGGATTTACTAAAGATGTAACAGGCTCACCGTCTCAAACGTTTTTACAAGGCGGAAATAACGATTTTCACCCAGCTGGGTCAGTATCTGTAGTTCTTTCTAATGAAGTAGCAAGTTACGCTGGTGCTGGTTCGGTTCAAAAGATTTTAGCAAACGCTGTCCCATCACCCAATAATTATCTAATGCGTTTTTGTATAAGAGCTGACTATAAGCTTTAGAAAAAATAAAAGAATGGAAAAAAAAAAAAATCAGTTGTGAATGCGGAAGGGCAGAACATTTTAAATCTATAAAACACTCAAAATATCTTCTGTTATAAATTATTAATTTAGAAAAAAAATTATATTGTGTAATATAAATGTCACAATTTAATTTAGTTAAGAATGAGACGAACGCACATCAAATATATTTTGACCTTACCGTGACGAATTTTCAAAATACAGAGACTAAACCGCAGCCATTTTATTATAACGAGCAGAGAACTCTACCATTCATTAATGTTCCGCAAGATTACTATTTGAGTATTCTACGCTTCACAGTTGAGACTGGAACTTTACCGCTGTTTATTCCCTCAATTCAACCTGCTTCACAACAAGGGGCACCTCCTTACGATGTTAATCTAACGATTTATTCTGTTACTTTAGATTATATTGACCCAGCAACAAGTATTAAATACACAGCACAAAGTTTTATTGAATGGATTCCGCAAGACATTTCTATTGCTGTTCCTCAAAGTCTAGGAACAAACGGGATACAGATAAACGATACTGGATACTACAATTGTTATTCATATTCTTTCTGGACTTATTTAGTATGGGTTGCTTACCAGAGAGCATTTGGATATTTAGGACAAGTGCCTTACGGAACGGCTGATTTATCTCTTTCCCAACAATTAACGAATGCTGGTGTAGCAAATCCAGCAATTTACGCCCCATTTTTAACGTGGGACGGCACAAGCAATACGGCTCAATTGATAGGACAATATGCTTACTGTATTAACCAATTAGCTGGAACTAACCCAATTCGTATTTATATGAATGCTCCTTGTTTTCAGCTTTTCAATTCATTCCCAGCTAGATATTTAGGATATGGAAGCATACTTTCATCAAAGGGAAGAAATTTCGCTTTAGAATTAGCGAATTTTGGCGGACTTAACTTTACGAAAGTAACAGTGCCCAATTCTGCTCCTGTTGTTTTTTGGGACGGTTATAGCTTATACCAAGAATACCCAACAATTGAGAATTGGTCGCCCATTTTAGCAATAGTTTTCGTTTCAAATACTTTGCCTATCCAACCCAATAATGTATCCACCCCAGTCGTCTATAATAATAATGAACAGATAGTTTTAGGAGGAAACAACGCTGACACGGCAAATATAATAACAGACTTGGTGAGTGATACAGGTAATTACCGTCCGTCCCTTGTTTATTTGCCGACAGCCCAATACCGATATGTTACCTTATACGGAAATCGTCCTCTTTATAATTTAGACCTTTCTATTTTTTATAGAATAAAAACAGGACAACTTATTCCATTTGCTTTAAATAGTGGAGGTTCTGTGACAGTCAAATTCGCATTTATTAAGAAAAGTTCGTCCGCTGTTATTTATTAATTTTTATAATTTTTTTCTCCCGCCGATTTTATTATATTTAGATATATTATAAAATGAGCGACTTTAAAACTGTTCTTGTCAAAGATAGTGTTATAGGTGATATTACTGCCGATTTGGATTTTGCCGTGAAAAGTGGTGCTTCACAAACTACTTACCAACGTTTCCCTTCCACAAGTGCTTCCAATTCAGCACTTATTTTTAATATTCAGGTTCCAAGTGAGAATGTTGTAATTGACCGAGCAGTAATGCTTACATCAGGACTTACCTTTAGCATTGCTGCTGGTTCTGCTACTGTTCCTGCTAATCAAGTGCCTGTTGGCTCCAGTGTTTTTGATTACGGATTAACTGATGCTCTTCAGGCGTTTCCGTTGAACTCCCTTTTAACTACCGCAACAGCCCAGATTAACAACACTACAGTGACTGTTAATACCCAAGACGTTCTCCCGTCTTTACTTCGTATGAATAACTCTCGTGAGTTATATAGATACAATTCTACTACCCCAGCATTTCCAGATTGTGCTTACGGGTCTTACGCCGATGGTGTAGGATCAAATAACAATCCACTTTCTGCTTTTGATAACGCTTCTTTTGATATAGACCAAGTTCCTCGTGGTGCTTTTCCTGTAGCTGTTGTGATTCAACGTTTTCAAGGAGGTGTTTTCCAAGACAATTCTCCAGTTGCCGTTGCTGTCACTAATACTTGGGTTATTGTTGTTTCTACTGTTGTTAGTGAGCCTCTTATCTTATCTCCATTTATTTTTGGAGACCCCGAGTATAACTGTCAGGGACTTTTGGGTATCAACAATATGACTGTAACTCTTAATATTGACGCTCAATGTAAGCGTCTTTTCTCAACTGCCAATAACTATATTACCTCTATTAGTTTAGGAACAGCGGCACAACCAAACGGTTTTACAACTGCTTCTGCCGTTGGTATCGCCAATCAGCCCTCGGCTCCTGCTCTCTTGTTAAAGTTCCTTTCTACTCAACCAAGCGACCTTATCCAAACCAAGAACGTTGTGCCTTATATGGATTTCCCAAGATACTTAACCAATTCTGCCAATCAACCTTCAGTTGCTTCTCTTGCGTCTGCTACTTTAACCTCTTCAAATCTTCAAATCAATCAAATTCCAGATTTATTCCTTATTAATGTTCGTGTGCCAATGTCCCAGCAAAGATGGTATAACTCTTCTTCTTTCTTGACCCTTAATAACATTAGCATTAATCTTAACAACCAATCTGGTCTCTTGTCATCTGCTTCTCAGTATGACCTCTGGCGTTTGTCTGTCCGCAACGGCAGCACTCAATCTTGGGGAGAGTTCTCGGGACAACAATTGGTTACTAACAACGCTACTGGTGCTGGATCTCTTGTTGCCTCTACTGGTTCTCTTTTGGTTCTTAACCCTGCTTACGATTTGTCGTTACCTGACTACATTAGTTGTGGCTCTCTCGGTAATTACAACTTCCAATTTCAGTGTGGTGTTACAAATCAATTTGGATTTAGTATTACTCCTGAAATTATTATTGTTTGCGTGAATTCAGGAATTTTTGTGACCCAATCAGGAGTATCCTCAATCTACACTGGAATTTTGACAAAGGAAATGGTGCTCTCCGCCAAGTCAGGAAGTCAGGCATCAGCAATGACCTCTGCGGAAGTAGCCCGTATGGTTGGAGGCAAAATGTTAAACGGCTCATTAACTGCTATTAAGGGAATGCGTAAGCACACCCGAGGCGGGGTAATGAGTGCTGGAGTTCAGTCTGGTGGAATGATGAGTTCGGGAGGAGCAAGCAGCGGAGGTCGCTTGAAAAAGCACTATTAAAAAAATAAATTTCTATTTGGGTTTATAGAAAAGCTTCCCCCAAATATTAAGGATATTCATTCGTCCAAATAATTCAAATCAGTTTTATATATTATATTTTTTTATTCGTATAATATATATAATGCCTCAAGCGAATATTACTTACGATGTTCCTTATAACAGGAAATTAGTTGATTTTCTACACGAGTTAGATGAGAAGCATTGGCGTAAAGCAGGAACAGCCTACGCTCCAACGATGTTTCAAGAAAAGCTTGGAAATTTTCACGGGTCAAAAATTGGAGGTGGAAGCCCAGCCAATCAAATGTATGCCCTATCTGGTAATTCACCAGCATACCCTCCTATAAATATGAATTCGGGTTTAGCAGTCCATTCAGGAGGTGCTTATTCTGGTATTGATGGTGCTGTTGGTGGCGGAGTTCTTCATCACCCTGTAATGGCTGTAGGAGGAGCAAAAGTTCCAGTCGTTAAAATTCTTAAATCATTGGCACCTTTTGCCCCTTTATTACTTGGTTTAGGACACCCTGCTCCTTCTTCTAAAATGGACGTTGTTAATGCTCTTGCTCCACTCGGGGCGATGAAATCACACTCTTTCAAAAAATTACACGAACTTCTCCACCCTTACAAGACTGTATCAGGTGGTTATTCGTTCGGTAGATTGATGAAAGATTTAGGTAGAGGAGTAAAAACTATCAGTAAAAACCCTGTGGTTAAACAGGTCGGTAAAGAGTTATTAAGAGAAGGTCTTAAAACAGGAAAAGAAGCTCTACTTAATTACGCAAAGAGTTCTCAAAGTGGGGCTGGTAGAAGAAGAAGCAACAGCGAAGAAAGTTTAGAGAGTATGGTTGAAATGGTGAGACCAATGGAAGCATCAGTATCTAAAGGTAAAGGTAAAAAAGGAGGAAAATTTAATATTGGTAAGATGTTTAAAGGTATTGTTAAAAACCCAATTGTTAAGGAGGTAGGTAAAGAATTACTAAAAGAGGGTATTAAAACTGGAGTTAAAGCATTAGTATCTGGAGCAGGGGGAAGACAGAAAAGAGCAGAAATTGTTAAGCGAGTGATGCGTGAAAAGGGGTTAAAAATGATTGAAGCTTCAAAGTATGTGAAAGCACACGGATTATATAAACCTTAAATCCATCTTTGAAAAGTTTATCAAAAATTCTTAAAAAAAATATATATTAATATAGTATAAATGCCTATTTTGAAATATAGTGAAGATTTAAACGGTCTTAATAAAGCGAAACGACAGGTGAATAAAAATTTGAGAAAAACATTTAAAGGCAGTGAAGTTGCTGTAGATGGTGGTGTAGATAAATCTGTAGCAGATACATTTGAAGGGTTGATTAAAAAATTAAACGATATTTTTGCCACTTTAACCGAATTAATAACTACAAGTGGTTTTACTATTCTACCATCTGTTAGCGATAGACGCAAGACAAAGGCAGTAGGAGCAATAGCCGTTGCCGACAGATTTGTAGGAGCAACAAGTGTTCTTATCAAACAAACTACTGATATTATTGGATTTACTAATCGTGTATTAAAAAATAATTTAAATCAGTTCTCACCAAAGCAATTCCAAGAAATTACACAACAATTTTCTTGGATTGAGAATTCGTCAGGTTCTCTTGAAGATATAATGACAGAAATTGAAAAAGCTCCACATTTAGAAGAAACATCACAAGCATTAGCAGAATTATCAAGTAATTGGGAAGAGGATTTTAATGCGTGGAAAACTAAATTCGGTAATTTACTTGAAAGTTATAATAGAGGTTTTGATGATGATGCTTTCGCAGCTCCAGATGAGCCTGATGATGATGGGTCTGTAGTATCAGGTGGTAGTTACAGAGTTGGTATGGGAGCAAGTGCTTATATGCCACACAGATATTTATAAAAATTTTAGGATATTTAAAATATAATTTTCTATTCGGGTTTTCCAAAAGTGTTCCCTAAAATGTTAAGGATATTCATTCGTCATTAAAGCCAGTAATCAATAAATATTTAAATCTATATTTTTTTTTAAATATTGTATAAATATATGTATAGTAATCCTAATGAAGATGACCCTCGTCTATATGACCTAAACCCACAAGAGTTAGAACAGATGGATATAGAGCCTTTTATAAACCGAAATGACGAAGAGAAATATAACAGAATTAGACAAATACTCCAAACGTATAATCCTGACACTGAAATAAATAGAATATTTATCCAAGTAATGATAGAAGAAGGCGGATTTGATGCTCGTGAAGTAGAAAGATTGATACGTGAAGCACCAAATTTTGTAGAGAGAAACTTTTATATATATGAAGGTTCCTATACACAACCCCAACAACCACATTTGTATGATGATATTGAAAGTCTTAGCAGTTTGGAAGATGAAGAACTTACAGAAAATATAGTTAGAGCAAATAGAGTTAGACGCCCTGTATATGGAATTGGGCTCACACCTGAGGAAGACTGGGAAGAACCAGACGACAACGATATACGAGGAAGCGGATTTTATAAACATTTATACAAAACTGCTCTACGAGGCGGTAAATTATCAGCGTCCCATTTAAAAGGATTATTAAGTGCGTCTTACAGTAAAAAGCCTAAAAGTTATTTGGAATATGAAGTGGATAAGGAATTGTCAGGTCAAAGAGCCCAAGTTTATAAAAACCCCAAGACGGGACAAGTAGTTGTTAGCCACAGAGGCACAAAAGGAATTCACGATATAGGTAATGACCTTAAATATGCTTTGGGATTTGACCTTAAAAATACGAAAAGATTTAAACACGCTCAAGATATTCAGCGTAAAGCAGAAGAAAAATATGGATCAAAAAACATTAGCACAATAGGTCACAGTTTAGGTTCAAAATTAGCGAGAGATGTAGGTAAGCATTCAAAAGAAGTAATAGAATTAAATCCAGCATACAATATTCCTGATATAATGAAAAAGAAAAGCGACAATACATATTCAATCCGCACCAAATATGACCCAGTTTCTTTTTTAGTTCCATTAAAGAAAGATAAAAATATCACTACTATTAAGAGCAAATCATTAAACCCACTTGCCGAACATTCGGTAGATGTATTGGATAGAACCGACCCAGAAACCGTAGTGGGTGCTGGTCTCAAAAAGAAATCCATTAAAGAATTAAAAGCAATCGCCAAACGCCTACCGAAACCAGACGACGACGAACCATCACTTCCACCCCCTTTTTGCCGTCAGGGCAATAAATATCCGATACGAAACATTATTATCCCCCTTATACCACCGCACAAAAGATATGTGGAATTATTTGCTGGAAGTGGGGCAATATTTTATAACAAGGAGAAAGCAGAGCAGAACATCCTGAATGATTTAGACAAAAAAACAATCGCTAATTTTAGATTAATACAGAATGCCCCGTTAGACCCCGAGAAGTATAAGCATGCCCCGAAAAATCTAACTGCGATTAAGCATTTTTTCGACCACCACGGCGACAGCATTGCCGACCGCCTTATTTTAGAGAAGATACGAACCTGCAATGGTTATAGTTCCAAACCAGTCACCGTGTCCAAGCATATATATCAAGTGCGAGGTGTTGACCGAGTATTGAAACACTTGGGTGAATACAAGGAGAAATTGAAGGGGGTAAAATACGAAAATAAAGACTACGAGGCAGTCGTGAAGAAATACGATAATGCAGACACCTTTTTTTTTATTGACCCGCCGTATGAGAATACCGCCAAGGAGTTCGGGTACGCCCAGTCCGCCGAGTTTGACTTTGAACGCCTCCGTGATGTCCTCTCCAAAATCAAGGGCGACTTTTTATTGACGATTAATGACAGCAAACGCATCCGTGATTTATTCCGTCAATTCCATATTAAACCCATCAAAGTCCCGAACCCCTACGCCAGACGCAAGACGTCTAAACAAAAAGCGTTTAGACCAGAATTAATAATAACTAATTATAGTATATAATACCTTCTACAAAAAAGCAAAAAAAGATTTCAATTTTATACAAAAAAAATTGATTTCAAAAAAAAATTGAAATCCTTTTTTGTATTTTGTTTATAAGCATCAAAACAACAACAACAATTAAATAAAATTGATTTCAAAAAAAAATTGAAATCAATTTCCAACAATTTAAGATAAGCATTCTAATAACAATCAACAAGCAATTTAAAATGTCATCAATTACTATTCCTTTTCTTCCTCCTCTTCCTCTTCAAGAAACCCTGTATAGTGATTATCTTTAATTCTTCCTTCATCATCTTCAATATAAAAGTAGTTATATCCTTCTTCATCAAAGAATTCTTGTGTTGAATTTCTTTCGCAAAAATCTTTCCAAAATTCTTGTGCTTCTTCAAGAGTATTTAATCGGCAGATGGTCTCACAGACACGAGCGTTGCACTTTGGACTGGAATACATTTGTTTTACAGAATACATTTTGTGTTTTTATATATTGGTTATTAGTAATTACCTTTACATCAAACAAAAGCAATTCAATTTTTTTTTTAAATGAAAAATAAGTTTTTTGTTTATTTTTTTGTTAGCAAAAGTTCATTTTTTAGATTATTACAGTTTTAATCAAAAATAATCAAATATAAGAGTTTAGATTATTGTAATTTGATTATTTTTCAACTAATTTACATTAAAAATAGAATATTACTGTATTAATTTATAAATTATTGTTGTTATAATATAGAAAAATCTAAATACAATAATCTAAACTCTTATAATTGATTATTTTTAACTTATTTTTGATTAATTTTGATTAAAACTGTAATAATCTAAATTAAAAACCATTACTGCTCTTGTAATGTGGATTTTTTTCTATATCCCACATTCCAATTACTTCTAAATCTTTAATAGGAATAAAAATATGTTCTTTCTTATCACAATCCCTCTGCGACCTTGCGAACATTTGTTTTCTGTATCCAGCGAACTTATCAGGATTATAATTTATATAACAGAGACAATCTCGGTAATTAAACAACAGCACTAATGGTCTGGTAAGGTTAGTCATCTTATTCATCGTAATCATTGTTTCGGGATAAGCATTCATATTATTCGTTCTGCTTTTTAGTTCATATTCTCGTTCATCGTCAAAGAAATCAAAATGAGCGTATTGCTCTGGATATGGTTTAATCTCTCTTTTAAAAAATTCCTTGATTACAGGCAAAATGCGTTCCTCTTGGATTTTACCGAATTTATATGATTGTTCAAAATGTGTCATTATTATAATATATATAATTATTATTATTTTTTGTTTTAAACGCAATATATCCTAAATTACTTATTGCTAAATAAATCAAATTAATTTTCCTAAATAATCAAAAAAATAATATTTATAATCCAAAACATTAAATATAAATTAAGAATTTTTGATAAACTTTTTTTAAAAGTTTAATATATGGAAGAACAACCCCGTAAAAAGATTGTAACGGAAAATATGGTCGCTGGACGTATTTCTACACCGATGACTGATAGCGATTTAGAAAGACATACAGGGATTAAAGCGGCAGATATTATTAAATATAGCGATTTAAAAAATTATAATGATATTTTTGACTTATTACCCACACACAATTCCTGTAGGATAATTTTAATTGAAGATAGATATAATTCAGGTCATTGGGTATGTATAATGAGATATGGTAAGACAATTGAGTATTTCAATTCGTATGGGGCGAAATGGGACACAGATTGGAAGTTTGTTAATAAAATGATGCGAATGATATTAGGCGAAAACACTAATGAAATGACAAGATTAATGGATAAAGCAAAGCAAGATGGCTGGGCTACTATTTGGAACGAAAAACAGTTTCAAAAACTCGGGCAAAATATTCAAACTTGTGGTCGGTGGTGCGTATTTCGTATTGAAATGTTAAAAATGGGTTATACACTTCCACAATTCAAAGAATTCATTAAAACACAAACAAAAAAGCAAAAGGTAAGCACAGATTATCTCGTAGCTCAATACGTAGAATAATTAATAATAAATTGGATAACTTTATTATTAATGAAGAATGAATACCCTTAATATTTTAGGGAACAGAATTGGAAAACCCAAATGGAAAAATATTTTTATTCTTTGATATAATTATTAATGGAATTTTCTACACTTGTTCCCATATCCGCCGTATCCTTCTTCATTTGGGACATCATTTCCCCATATTTGCTTGTTAAACAGATTGCTCTCAACATACTCACCCCTATTTTCTTTCCAAATATTTTATTTAAAATTCGGGTCATCTCGGGGCTACTTTTTATCGTTGGTAATAGTGGTATCTTTTCATCAATCGTTTTCTTCTTGATTTCCTTTGCCTGTGGGTGATACCTCAAATAAACTAACAATAATTCTTTTAATTCTTCTGGAACAGGCAATACCTTTTGTTTATATGTTTTCTCGGTTTTATAATTATTAAATACCCATTCCCATTTTAAAATATCTAAATAGTTGAACGCTTTATCGTCAGGAACTTTATTAACAACAAGCATATCTGTATAGTCTTTATTTCTTCTTGGCTGTTGTAAAGCATATAAACCGAGAACAACTAATTTTGTTAAACGATTAAATTCGTCTTCACTGATTTTCTTTTTATCTTTAATTTCAGGCAAAATAGCCTTCAATTCATCTAATTTAATTACGACATCTTTTTGTTCTATCCAATTTTCTTTTACAGTTTCTGTTTTTGTTGTATTATCCTTTAATTCTTTATTCAAACAGTCCATCATCTCGTAATATTTGGTATATAATTTTTTGTATTTTGGTTCAGTCCTACCTTTCAACGAACTAACAATTGCTATTAAATAAGTTCGGCGGGTGTTCGGTTTTAATTCGTTTATTTTTTCTAAAACATTTTCATTTCCTAAAAATTTCAGGTCTTTGATTGGTTTTTTATCGTTTAATTTTAATAGATTAAATGTGTATAATTTTCTTGAACTTGTGGTAATGTCAGGCTTGTTTGAGAAAGGGTCAAATACAGATTTTTCTTTTTCCATTATATTATACAAAAAGATTATTATTTGATAAACTATCGCAAATAATCTCGCTGCCTGTATTGTTTTTTTGATTATTTTCTGGAATATTAAGTAGTTTATCATCTATTTTTTTATCTAATACATCGCTATCGCTAATCAGTTTATTATACTGGGACAATATTTTTTCTAAATATCTTTTCCCATTAAAACTACGATGCCTCCGTTGAAGCGATAGAACAGAACTAATATCAATCGCCATTAAATAAAAATCACGTTGTGACGTTAATTCTCTTTCCATACCAGTCTGTATCCCTAAAAATAATTCTATACTTGTTATTATCGCACAGATAAGAGATACTAAACAATTAATAACGGATACGGTCTTCTGTGGTAAATAAACATTTAAGCCAACAGCAAAAACTGAATTTGCTCCACCTAAAACAATAAGCGGAATTTTGAAATAGATTAATTTGCCTTTAAGTGCTAAATATCTATATTTGTGATGTTTAGACATTACAGAACAATTTTGACAAACTCTGTTTAAAATATCTTCAATATCGTAAGACCACTCTTGGTCGTCTGTTTCATTTGAATTTGTTTCTAATGGGTCGCACGAAGCCATTTCAATATCAGGGAATTTATTATTATATTTTTTTTTATTCTTCGGCATATTTAATATATTAATATTATATAAATGTCAAGATTATATAAAACTGGTGGTAATGGCTCTTACGGAAGTTTAAATACAAGATATTTACTTTTACAATCACAATTAGCTGAATTACAAGGCACTCTTGGACCGACAGGGTCACAGGGATTTCAAGGAGCACAGGGTAATACAGGAGCACAGGGATTTCAAGGAGCACAGGGATTTCAAGGAGCAACAGGAGCACAGGGTTTCACTGGAGCAACAGGAGCACAGGGATTTCAAGGCGATACAGGAGCACAGGGATTTCAAGGAGC